ATACTTTCATTAGTACGGCACCTCATCGTCTATAACTGGTGAAGCATAGTTCTTTTCCCATGCTTCTGTTCCACGTTTGATAAACTTATCACGGTTAAACTTTGGATTAGTTGCCTCAAGTTCATCCGCAATACTATGAAGATGGGTGGGCCACGGTACAAGTGGCCCAAGTTTATCAGCTAGAAACTCATAGTGCTGTCGTGACATACGCATTGTGTTCTCCTTAGATTACGTTCTCACCTACCATTGAGGTAAACAATTGATGATTCATTGCATTGCTGATTGTGATCTCTCGATTGTATCGCGCTACCTCTGGTGATTTGAGGTCATTAGTATGCGTGGCCCAGTGAGTAAGGCAGTTGTACAATGCCCATTTGTTATGACCGAGATCCATCTTCTCTCGATCCCAACCTGAGATGAGATTCTCAAGTTGCTTCTCGTTAGTCTTAACCATTTGTTTTTGTTTAGTAACTACCTTGCATATGGTTGAACGAAAGAACTGCTCGACTTGATCGTTGTTCAATCGTGTCTGCATCCATGACTGCCATTCTTTACTGCGACTCATGAAGTGTTCGGCTCCACCTATAATCTTAGCTGCGCTGCCGTCTACGTTGACTGATGCTGTGTGCTTAAAACGTGATCGTGCAATGGCATCTGGTGTGGTGCATCCATTCAAGCAAAACAATCTGAGACCATTGGCTTGCTGAGAAAAGGGCCATGATCCATCGTAGCTATTAAAGAAGCTGACGCGGAACTGTGTATAGTCACCGACTGCTGGCTCTTGCACTAAGTCAGGAAAGATTATCTCACCTCTTAGCTTACGGCCATCTTCAGCTACGTTAACGCTGATCTCATAGTCACTGGTAAGATTGCTTGCTTTAACTCCGTCAACGATTGATTCAACCACATCTTCATGTGGTATCATCTTGTATCTACTGCCGTGCAAGCCAAGCGTTTTGCCTGTGTCAGTGCGCACGATACATTTATGATCTGGAATTAATTCACCGTCTTGAGTAAAGACAGGCTGCTCTTCAACTGGAAAGTTGTAGCTGTTGGATTGAAAGTCTAGCATAGTTCGTTCTCCCTTGCGTCTAGTATGTCTTCGTAAATAAAGTTGAGTGCCGTTCGGTTCTGACCAAACAGTTTGATTTTTAATTCATTGCCGTTGCCATCAAACAAGCTGATGTCCTTAACAACAAATGTGTCGTGGATTGTTTCTTTAACCCTGATGTTATTGACGCGGTGCGCAGCAATTTCCATTCATGTTCTCCTTCAGAAGTTTATTTAAACTTTAACCATTACATTATATGGTCGGACGCTTTTTGTAAGGTGTGGGGGTGACAAAACCCCCAAGGTTACGCCACGTCACGGTATGAATACTGTGCCGAGCGTAGCTACGAAAAGAACTACGATGTATAGTCCAAAGATTAGTTTGTCTTCACGATCACCCATTGGGTCTCTCCTTGTTGATAGAGTTGATAGAGTTGAGAGGAGCCTAAGCTCCCCTCAGTGGGTGACTTACGCCACCTGCTCTCTGAGCTTGCTGAAGTTAGCTGGCTTGGCAGCTTTGTTAGGTGCGGGGCGTTTGTTTGGAGTCCAGACCTCACCGCCTGTCAGTGCAGCGAAGACTTCACAGTCTGCGTTGTGACGGACTTGAAGCTCTTCGAGCTCAGGGAGGAGCGTGTTGATCCAGCGTTCTGTCCGCTCCATAGCGTATGTATTCTTCTCATCTACAGCGATGTCGTATTCAGCGAGTGAATCAGCAATCTGTTTCTTCTTGAAGGTGAGGCTGTTGTTTGATGTGTAGCAAGCATCACGTCCTAAGCCGATGAGGAATTTATCGTTGATGATTGGGCCGTCAGCTGATGGCTTATCTGTAGTATGATAGTTGATAACTTCTAGTTTAAGTTGAGCTAATTTAGATACCTTAGTCATTTCTAGTTCTCCTGTTAGTCAAGAGGCCAACCCTCTTGATGCAGACCCAGAGACATGCCCACAAATCCCGGCTTGCCGGGGCTTGACGTTCGCAACTGCTTTCTCCAGCAGGCGCAGGCTGGACTAGGCAAGGAAGAGCCCACACACACAGAGACATGAGCTACAAATAGAAAGTAGTTGCGAATGTTTTGTGGAGCTTGTCACGCAGGGCAAGACAAGAGGTTGGGTGAATTGACAAGGAGAACGACGTAATGAGTATCTGAATTAGCGATACTTACACTCGATGTTGGTTATAGTATGTTTAGCATGTCAATAGCTTTTAGAGGTAGTATGATACCTAAATGAGGTAGTGACGCTACGTCACATATTGACATAGCTCGACCAAATAGTGCCTGTTGGGGGGAGAGAGGGAGAGGGGGGCAAGCATGAGGATAAAGGATGGTAAGAACGGATGAGTAATGTTCCGATTACAAGAAAGCTGACTACGAAACAGACAGCGTTAGTTGACACCATTGTAGCAAACGGGTGTACGATAGCTAAGGCAGCAGAGATGGCTGGATATAGTAGCGGTGAGTCTGGAAGAGTAACTGCAACCAAGACGATGAAGCTACCACATGTGCAGCAGTATCTGATGCAGAGGATGAACGAGGAGTTCGGGTTGAGTGCTACCCTAGCTGCTGGGACGGTGAGAAGGCTAGCCATGGGCGCTAAGTCAGAGTACGTTCAGCTAGAAGCGAGCAAGGATTTACTGGACCGAGCTGGGTACAAGCCGATAGACCGGTCACAGGTACAGGTAGCTGGTGACATCAAGGTGCAGATAGATCTTGGCTAGGTAAAAGAGGAGTAGAATTGCTGACATAGGGGGTAGGGGGTTAAAAACTGGCAGTACTATGTTAGCTAGTGGTCCCTCACTCTAGTGATAGCTAAAAAAGGCTCGCAGGGATACTCTTGGCTGTTGTGGACGTGTGGAGCATGTGGAGCATTGGATAGGGTTCCTGTAAATATTTTTCTGGTATAGGGTACGATTATGAAGACAGCAGCTTGGACAAGGAAAGAGGGCAAGAACCCGAAGGGTGGTTTGAATGCCAAGGGACGTGCCTCTTATAAGAAGGGGACGTTGAAGGCTCCTGTTAAGAGCGGTGACAATCCTAGACGGGCTTCGTTCCTTGCTAGGATGGGCGGCATGAGGGGGCCTGAGCGTGATGCCAAGGGTAAACCCACCCGTCTTCTTCTCAGCTTAAAGGCATGGGGCGCTTCGTCCAAAGCTGATGCAAAGAAGAAAGCTGCGTCCATTAGCGCCCGTAACAAATCTAAGAAGGGTTAAGATATGGCATGGTATTTAACTAGCGGTGAGCTTTATACAGGCGACACCCACGAGCTTGCGGGTACAACCTACAGCGGTAAAACGCGCAACGCGTCCTCCCGGCGTTTAGTAGAAGGTGATGTCCCCACCCGTACCCGCAAGACCAATGGTCGGTTAGTAGGTGATGATCCATCTACGCCAGATGTTAACGAGGCTTTTTCTAAGCCTAAGAAGAAAGCTAAGGCTAAGGCAAATGGCAGTAAACGCAGCGGGTAATTATACCAAACCGGGTATGAGGAAGACCTTGTTCAAGCGGATTAAGGCCGCGAATGTGCAGGGAACAGCAGCTGGTAAGTGGTCGGCTCGTAAAGCGCAGCTACTTGCTAAGAGATACAAGGCAGCTGGGGGTGGATATAAATGAAGCCTTCGCAGAAATCGTTATTAAACTGGGGCAAGCAGAAGTGGCGCACCAAGTCTGGCAAGAAATCTAGCGAGACGGGTGAGCGTTATCTCCCAGAGAAGGCAATCAAAGCTCTCACAAGCTCTGAGTACGCTGCAACAACCGCAGCTAAACGCAAAGGCAAGGCCAAAGGTAAGCAGTTCGTTGCTCAACCCAAGGCAATTGCCAAGAAAACAAGGAAGTATCGCAATGCCTAACGTAGCTGGTAAGAAATATCCGTACACTAAAGCCGGTATGAAAGCCGCAGCCGCCGCAACAAAGAAGCCTAAACCAGTCAAGGTAAAGAAGAAGTGAGCTTTATCAGTACCTTAAAGCCTATGGAGCTAGAGTTGCTTCGTGGCATAGTTCGGAAGACTGAGTTTGCCTATGTTGAAGCAAAGCATGGTAAGTCCTTTGTTACAGATAAAGAGTGTGACAAGCTAATTGAGAGCATTGGGCCTGAAGTTGCAGAGCGCATGATTAAGTTTGGTGTAGACAAAGGACTGCGGTAATGGCTGATTTAATACCATTTGATCCTAGCAAACACAAAAAGATTAGTTTGCCCGGAGGAAGACACGCCACTGAGTACCTTGCTAGCGAAAGCTCTCCAGAAGGAAGTGCTTGGAATATACCTCAAATATGGTTTGACTCTGAAACGGGAAAGCCTCAATTTCTTTCTGGTGATAAGGCTTGGAATGAGGCATTTTCCTACGAACAGAGGACAGGAAAAAAGTTCCCCAGATTCGATTCTATTTCTAATGCAGTCGATGCCGCTAAGAAAAGAAGTAAATCTGGCGGCGCTTCTAAAAAAAGTTTGTTAAAACCGGATGGTTGACTTCAAATATAAGCCTGATGGCGCCGTGGTCAAAGCGTTTATGAAGGATAACACCTTTTTTCGTGGCATAAGAGGCCCGGTAGGTTCTGGCAAGTCTGTGTCGTGCTGCGTTGAGATATTTCGGCGCGCACTGGCACAGGAGCCTAACAAGAATGGGCTAAGGCGTAGCCGCTGGGCAATCATTCGGAACACAAACCCACAGCTAAAGACCACAACTATTAAGACTTGGCTTGATTGGTTCCCGGAATCCGATTGGGGTAGGTTTACTTGGTCTGTTCCGTACACTCACAACATTAAAAAGGGAGACCTGGAGCTAGAGGTTATCTTCTTGGCTCTTGATCGACCAGAAGATGTTAAGAAACTTCTATCTTTAGAGCTTACCGGCATCTGGATTAACGAGGCGAGAGAAGTTCCTAAGTCAATTATTGATGCTTGCACCATGAGGGTTGGGCGTTTTCCTTCTATGCGTGATGGCGGCGCTACATGGACGGGCGTAATTGCTGACACCAACGCGCCAGAAGAAGATCACTGGTGGCCTATCATGTCAGGTGAGGTTCCCGTCCCCGACCACATCCC